CAAAGACGCTAGAGATTGCAGAAGCCAAAGCAGCGGTTGCAAACTACAAGACAATCATCAATAAGATGGCTACTAACAAAAAAGTAATCATGGATGCTGATGATGCTGTCCAAAAAGCATACAACAGAATTGATGCCACACTAAAAGAACTTGGCGAAGCCAGGATTCAACAGGCAGATGTGTTTGGTAAGAGCGCAAAATTCAAAGAGCGCTACTACTCAAAGGAAAAACACACAGTTGTCGTTAATGGAGTACAACACGACATTGACTCATTTATCCAAGAGCAGTCTACTGGGAGCGCAAATAACTTTACAGCAGCAGTTCGTGCAGAAACACAGAACGCCAGAACCCAGCAGATTAACTTCTTTGGAGAAATGTCTGTAGCATCTAACGTTTCTGCAATTAAGCGCAAGATTCCTATGTCAAAGATTGGCGTTAGCGAACCTCTATACTTTGAAGAGTTAGCAGACATTGCCAACCGTCAATATCGTGGCGATTCTTTGATGGACTTAATATTTGCTGAGACTCCAGTAGAAGATATTCTACGTTGGGGTAATTCTTCAGCAGGAAAAAACTACCTAAAGCCATTTGGTGTTGTCGATGACAAGCAGATTCAAGGCTACCTACTAGAAAAGGTAGAACTTGTCAAGCGCATGTTCCCATCTTATGAGGCGCGTTCTGCAATTCTTAAGGGTGAAGTAACCTCTCAGCAATTAGAGAAGTTGCTTGCTCCCTACATTGATGAGTTATACGACATTATCCCATCAAACCATAACTACGAAGCATTGACATTTGGTGTAAGCGGCGTTGCTACTGCAGCCCAGGGTTACAACAAGATGATGAACAAGGTTATGACCAAGTTGGCAAGTGTTGAAAATCCTGTCCGTGGTTCTTTGTTTGATAAATTAGCAGCCGAGAAAGTTGCACTACGAGCACAGTATTTGGCACAACAAGGTGTTGAGATGACTACTTCTCAGTACAATGCACTACGCCAGGGAGCAGGCCGTGAGGCCCTACAGGAGATGGAAAAGACTCTCTATACCATCAATAACCCTAATCGTCTAATCAACTCTCTACGTGCCGTTATGGCCTTCCCAGGGGCAAATGCTAACGCATTCATGCGCTATGGTAGACTTGCCGCACAGAACCCAACACGGGCAGCAATGCTAGTGTCTAACTATGGTCGAACATACACCACATTTGGTGTCGATGAGTTCGGTAACCCAACTGATGATATTGACAAGATGTCTCACTTGGTTGTACCTGGAACTAAAGACTTGGGTATGGGTTCAAGAGGTGAAGGAATCAAACTTAGTGCTCAGTCTCTAGGTTTCCTAATTAACCGTCCTGGTCCATCATTCGTTACAGGTCTTTCAGTAGGCCAAGCAATGCAAAAATTCCACAAGTCTGAAGCAGAAGTTGAAGAACTGATGACCTGGGGCGGAACTAACTGGTACAAGGTTATCTTCCCATTTGGCCCACCAACATCTGTTAGAGATGCTTACACTCCCCCTTGGGTTAAGAACATTGTTAACTCTGGTCCAGACTGGCAGAGAGAACTTGCAGCCAAGATATTTGGTCAAAGCGGACAACGAGACTACCTAAGTTCATGGAAGTCTGTTTACAACTACAACGCAATGTTGGTTGAAATGGGAATCCAAAAGGATATGCCATCTGATGCTGAGATAGAGAAGCAAGTAAAGGGTCTCTTCCGCGCTAAGTTCTGGTCTGTATTTGCCTCGCCATACGCAGGTATTCCTTACAAGATTGACAGTACACCAATGTCTCTCACATCAAACTTGTACTACAAGTTGATAGAAAAGAATATTGCACAGGGAATGCCTAACCAGGATGCCCGTGATGCTGCTGGTCAAGAGATGCTTACAATACTAGGTCCAAACTTTATGCTTGACAGAGTGACATTTACTGGTTCATCAAAGAACGTAAATATCCCTGCAACAAGCGAAGCCTATGCCCGTGTATTTGAAGACAATGATGACCTAGTTGGTCGACTTGTTAACATTGAGCCAGGCGAAATTGGTCTAGTTGGTTTATTGACTGCTGATTTGGAATATGACCCATCTAAGCAATCAAACAACATACTTGCACTTCTTGCTAATCCTGGAGCAACTTTGCCAGGAACAAGCAAAAACCTCAATGAACTTAAAATGACTCCCCAGGAGATTGAGACTGAGCGCCTTAAGCAGCGTACCTGGAATCAATACATGGATACTAAAGAGGCTCTAGAAGCAAAGATTACTGATGGAAAGACACTACGTTCTCATCCAGAACTTAAGTCAGTTCTAGATAATCTTGCTGTTACTATATTTAAGGACCAAAGCCAGGCATGGTACGACCAGTATCAACTTGCTCAAAGTGGCGATACATCCTACAAGTATGCTCGCGCACTTCAAGAAATTACTAGTGATAAGAATTTCATGAGCAAAAATGGCAATAGTCAGTTCTGGAAAGATACTCAATCTTTCATAGAATCTCGAGCAATCTTTACAAACGTATATCAGGCACTTCCAGATTACGACCCACGTAAGGCTAAAATCAGAGATGTATATAACTCTTGGGTTCAGTCAAATGTAGGCCAATGGGATGCAAACCTAAAGACAATCCTTACACGATACTTTGACAATGACTCACTAAAGGCGGTTAACTAATATGGCTCTTACACCAGAACAGGTGCCTTTTGATGTAAACCAAAACGGCAAATTAGAAGGTGCAGAACAGACTAATTATATCACCTCACTTCTTGCTGGCGTAAGTTCCACTAGCAGCAATACCGCAAAGTCTGGCACAAGCACCACAACCCAAAGAACTAGGTTGACAACCAATACTGCACGTGCTCTTATGGAGAGCGCTGCTGAAGCGGCTGGCTTTACTGGCAAGTTTACAAGTTCAGACATTGCAAACTTTATTCAAGAATTTGATAAAGAACAAGCACGTCAAATTGAAAAGGTAGTTACATCTACTAGCCAAAAGACTGTTGCTGGTGGGATTACACAAGATGCTGCTGATAAAACAACAGAAAGCACCGTAAAAACAGAATACCCATCTTTCTTCAACCCAGCCGAGTTCGCCTCTGACTGGGTATGGAATAAGATTAACTTTAACCAAGAAGGAACTCTTGCTGCAAAAAACATTGCAGTGTTATCTGAAGTTCGTGGTCTTGTCAAGAAATTCCAACTTATGGGCGTTTCAGACCAAGAAGTAAAAGATGCTGCAAAGCAGATTGCCATGGGCAAGAAGACCCTTGATAACTATTCCGTAGAACTTCAGCAAAAGGCTGCGATAGAGTATCCACAACTTGCAGATAGATTTAAGACAAACCCTAAATTAACAACATATGATATCGCTTCTCCTGTTATCAAAATGCTTGCAAAGGTATGGGAAGTTGAAGAAGATAGTGTTGGATTTGAAAACCCACTTGTTATGTCTTACTTGAAACCAGGTGGAGCAGATGGTAAAGGCGTAGCACCATCATACTACGACTTGCTTCTAAAGGCAAAGAACGACCCAAAGTATCAGTTGACCCAGCAAGCAAATAACGAAGCCCGTGATGGCGCAACATCACTATCAAGGTCGTTAGGATTTGGAATATAATGGCAACTAAAGCACAGATTGCAGCACAGAACGCTGCCAAACGAGATGCAGCAACGGCTAAAAATGCAGCATCACAAGGAGCAGCAAGAACAGCAGGTGCAACTAAAGCGGCCACTCCACCTCCTGTCAAAAGAATTACTCCTACACCAAAGGTAGACCCTATCCAGGATTTGCTAGCAAAGCAAAAAGCAAAAATAAATGAAGCACGTACATTTTTTGACGAGAATGCTGCTGGCAGTGGAGACACTGAAACAAAGCAGAGAACAGAACTTAGAAGAACTCCAGTTTTTGATGGCAAAGGAAAAGTAATTGGCTATAACGTAACTTATAGCGATGGTACAAGTGAGTTTATTGAAAACCCAGGTTATCAAGCAGATGAAGAAAAAGAAACCAAGACTCTTGCAAGAGATACTTTTATGAATACTCTAGCATTAATCATGGGCGATGCAGAAGCAGGACAACCTTGGGTAAATGAACTTTATGACTTAATGCAAGGGTTTGTAAACACAGGCTCAACTGTTGAAGAAGCGCAAAACCTAGCACTCCGTGAAGCAAAGAAGCAAGGGAAAGCCTCTAAGTTTGTACAACGTTTCGATGCAATCTTTAAGTTGCAAGATAGACTAAATGCTGGAGAAGCAGTACAGGTACCAAGCATTGCGGACTACGTAAAGTCAGAACAACAACTTGGTGATGTATTTCGTGCCGTTGGCCTAGGAGAATTAGCAACTCAACAGATTGCTGGAAAGATTCTTGGGGATGCAAACAAGTCTGTTGCCGAAGCAACATCATTAATTTCAGATGTATTTGGTGCAATTGATAATGCTCCAGATGTACTTAAGAATGATTTAAAAACATATTTTCCTGGAGCCGACAGAACATCTATTGCTAAGGCAATCTTGCTTGGCAAAGAAGGTGCTGTTGAACTCACAAAGAAGGTTAAAGGAATTGAGCAGTTATCTGCCGCTAAGTCTCAAGGCGTAACGATTGACCTAGCAACAGGAACCAACCTTGCATTAGGTGGAGCCGACTATGGAACATCTCTTGATAGATTTGGAACCGTAAAGCGCTTAGAGCGTGGACAGATGCTTGGTAGAATGAGCAACATTGACTTCACTCAACAAGAAGCAATTGATGCTACATTCTCACAAAATGTAAAGGCTCAAGATAAGATTAACAAAATTGCCGAAGAAGAAATGAATAGATTCTCTGGCAGAAGCGGAAGACTAGCCTCGCAAAATAGACCGATAGCAAGAGCCAGCCTAGTTCCCCGACTAGCAACTGAGGCTTGCGACTACAACGAATAGAAGGGTGGTTGCTATGAGCAACAACTACTGGGATGACGAAGACGACGACCTAGATACAGAAACAGAAACACAGATGGACGGAAGTGACCTCTTAAAGAAGTTACGTAAAGCCAAGCGTGCAGATGAAAAGCGTATCAAGGAACTTACCGAGCAACTCGAGACTCTGTCCAAAGGACAACGTGAGAGAATCGTCAAAGAAACCCTAGAAAAGAAAGGTGTAAATCCTAAAGCAATTCGCTTAGTCCTAAAGGACTTGGATGAGGTTAACGAGGAGACAGTGAATAACTGGCTCGATGATAACGCAGACTTGTTCGGACTAGAAACGCCACAGGATGCACCCGAGGTAAATAGCCAAAATCGTGCGACATTACGTCAGCAAGACTTGGTAACACAGGGTGCAATAACACCTGATAGAGCAGAAGACATGTCAATGAGAATCCAGAATGCAGAATCTGCAGAGGAAATTATTAACATGATTTACGGCTCACAAAACTAATCATAGTTTCTAACTACTAAAAAGGAAATAACCTAAATGGCTAACGCATACGTATCCACAGACTCCGCCTCTCTCGGCGGAACCGCTGGTGCTGCTGGTTTAGTACAGAAGGCTTATGACCGACTTCTTGAATTCGCTCTACGTTCAGAGCCACTAATTCGTTCAGTCGCAGATAAGCGTCCTGCTAAGCAAAGCATTCCAGGTTCAACAGTTGTTCTACAACGCTACGTTGACCTTGCACCAACATCATCAACACTAACAGAGACAGTTGACCCAGATGCAGTAGCAATGTCTACACCAACATCTGTGACAATCACACTTAACGAGTACGGTAACTCTGTACTTGTAACACGTGCATTGGAACTATTCTCACTTGCAGATGTTGACCCAGCAATCGCTAACATCATCGCATTCAACCTTGCAGATTCAATCGACGCAGTAGCAATGACAACATTGCGCGGCGGTTCAAACGTAATCTACGCAGGTTCAACAGCAACATCAACAGCAACAGTAACTGCTGCAGCAACACTATCTTCTGCAAACATCCGTCGTGCTGTTGCAAAGTTGCGTGCTAACAAGGCAGTGGCTCGCAAGGGCTCACTATACTGGGCTGGACTACACCCAGAAGTTTCACACGACCTTCGTGCTGAGACAGGTTCTGCAGGTTGGTTGCTACCAAACCAGTACGGTTCATCACAGGACCGCATCTGGGCAGGCGAGATTGGTACATACGAAGGTGCATACTTCGTAGAGTCACCACGTCTATACAACGCAACAGACGGTTCATCATCTGCTCGCGTTTACCGCACAATCATCGCTGGACAGCAAGCAATGGCAGAAGCCGTTGCTGAAGAGCCACACGTAGTAATCGGACCAGTAGTTGACAAGTTAATGCGTCACCGCCCAATGGGTTGGTACGGCGTACTAGGCTTTGCTCGCTACCGCGAAGAAGCACTATACCGAATCGAATCAGGTTCATCAATCGCATAATTGATTGACGGTTGAGCAGGGGGAGAAATCTCCCTGCTTAGCAGTAAATCCATTAAAAGGAGAATCATGGCAAACTGGACGTTCACAACTCCATATGTATTAGAAGGTCCATCTGGAGGACATAGATTGTTTTACTTTGCAAATTTACGCAAGGGTATTACAATCGTAAAAAGTGATGGTGAGTACTATCAGACTCGTTATCCAGTAGATGAAGATTTACTTGAATATGAAGAAGTCTACCGTGGTGGTTACGAATACACAGTAGATGATGCAACCAAAGCAGCGTTAATCGCTGGTGGCGTTGACATAACAAGAGTTGCAAGCATACCGAGATGCCAAGTCACAAGGAATTCAACCAGGAGGCACATCACGTGCTCACGTTGAAGCAGCCTATGCTGCATCAGTAACTTTAGGTAAAGCCTACAATTCAGAGACAATGCCTAAAGCGCACCAGATTAACAAAAAAACCGCCGAAGTTATGAAAGAGATTGGACAAGTATAATGTGCATTAAATGTGGCTGTGGCAAGAAGATGGGTCAACCAGGATACGGTATGGGCAAGCCTGGAGCAAAGGCTCCCGTCAACAAGGTTGTTAAGCGTGTTGCAAAGAAGTCTTCAATGGTACGCAAGAAGGGCATGTAATCATGGCTCAGAAAAGAAAAGGTTTAGAAATATCACTTCCAGGTGGAGGCTCAAAGAACAGCATCACTGGTAAGATTACCCCACCAAAGCCTAAGCCAAAACCAAAGGACACTGGTACTGGCTCAATGAATGGCAAACAATATGATGCATACTTAAAAAAGATTTATGCAGATATGAAGAAGACAAAGCGATGAAAAAGAAACCACATCGCGGATTTAAAGCAGTACAGAAAGAAATTTCTAAGAAGCAAGGTATAAGCATGGTACGCGCAGGAGCAATCCTTGCCGCTGGTGCTCGTAAAGCATCACCTGCTGCCGTTAAGGCTAACCCACGTTTGAAGAAGGTTTCAGGAGTGGTTAAGAAGAAGTCAAAGTAATGAAGAAGAAAGAATTTTGGGATAAACCAAATCCTAAGAAAAAGTCAACTCCTTTGACACCAGCGCAAAAGGCTAGGGCTAAGGCACGTGCTAAGGCAGCAGGTCGTCCTTATCCAAATCTAGTAGATAATGCAGCAGTAAGGAAAAAAAAGTGAAAGATTCAAGATTAGCCAGAGCAGGAGTATCAGGCTTTAACAAGCCTAAGCGTACACCTAATCACCCTAAGAAGTCACACGTAGTTGTGGCTAAGGTTGGCTCTCAAGTTAAAACTATCCGCTTCGGGCAACAAGGTGTATCAGGTTCTCCAAAGAAGCAAGGAGAGTCTGCATCCTATGCAGCACGTCGCAAGTCTTTTAAAGCAAGACATGCAAGTAATATATCAAAAGGTAAAATGAGTGCCGCATATTGGGCAGATAAGGTAAAATGGTAATGGCAATGAAACCCGTAACAGGAAAACTTCGCAAAGGCGGAGGAAAAGGTTTATCAGGCGATGCACTAGTTGGTAAAGTGTCTCAGTCTACAATTGATGACATCAAGCGCATGGGTATGACACAAGCCCTTAAACTTGCTGGCAAGAACGGTCCAACTGCAGGTGGTGCAGCACGTGAATTCCAAGAAGGTGTACGCCGTATGTATGGAGCAAAGCGCCTAGCCTCTGCTAAAGCAACATATGGACCAAGTGCTGCAAAGCCAAAGATGTCACCTAATGCTGTTGATAGAAGCACTAAGACAATGTCAAAGCCAGCAGCAAAGCCAGCAGCAAAGAGCAACACTAAGTCTAACGTTATCAAGGGAACACTTGGAGCAGCAGGCGCAATTGGTGTTCTAGCCCTATCAAAGGGTAAGGCAACAGGAGCCGCTTCTAAGATGGCTCCAGGACTAGTTAAAGGTATTTCAAAGTCACGTCTTGGTAAAGCACTAGTTGGTAAAGAGCCAAAGATGTCACCAGCAATGCTTGCAAAGGCAAAGGCTGCAGCAACAGCAAAGAAGCCAAAGTATGAAACAAAAGTTACTATTGGACCTAAAGGTTCATTTGGTAAGACTACAATGCAACAGGCTAAGTCAGGTAAGGGTACCCCTTCAGAGTATGCATCAAAGGCTGGACAAAATTCAGCACGTGCATCAATCAAGGCTAAGCGCCCAGTAACTGGAAACAAGAAGAAGTAACTAGAAAAGGTGGGGACAATGGCACAAGAGACAGTATCAATCGCATGGTGTGACAATGGAATGGTTGATGGCAAGTTTATGCAAGGCGTCTGTGACGTTATGCTTAAGTCTGGAGTTGAGTTCAAATCAACACTACGAAGCCAAGGCAATCAGATTGCTCGACAACGCGAAACAGTAATAACTTATTGGTACGATAAAACAGACACAGAGTGGTTACTCTGGGTAGATTCAGATGTAGTTATCAGCCCAGACACTTTCAAGTTGCTTTGGGAAAGTAAAGATGCTGAGAAGCGCCCAATCGTAACTGGAGTTTACTTTACTACTGATACACCAGAAGAACCTTTAATGATTCCTATGCCAACTGTATTTAACTTTACAGATAGCAAGGATGGCGGTTTTGGTCTATCCAGAGTGCATCCACTTCCTAAGAATGAACTAATTAAAGTTGATGCTGCTGGCATGGGATTCGTCCTAATGCATCGCAGTGTCGTAGAACGCATTCGTGCAGTTCTCCCTGATGCTCAACTGTTTATGGAAATGGGTAGAGGAGCAAAGTTTATCGGAGAAGATATCTACTTCTTCGCACTATGCAACCAGGTAGAAATTCCACTGTATTGCCATACTGGAGCAACCGCACCACATATGAAGCGATTCTCTTTTGATGAGCACTACTACCAAGCATTTTTCGGTGGGGCTAAAGAAGAAAAGAAATCTAATTTAATCTTGCCAAAGCAAGGGTTAATTAAACCTAAGAAGGGTTAAACAATGGCACTAGGTAAAGCAGGCAGCAGCCTGACTCAAGAACTTAATCGTCTTGCTGGTATTACTGACATAGCACAATACCTTGATGAACAGGGCGCTGCTAACCGCTGGGCTGGTACCACTGGACTTGCGACTGTAGGTGCTCTCAACATTAAAGCATCGGCATCACGCACACGTGACAAGTTCAAGGATATTGATGGTATCTGTAATGAACTTGCTGGAACTACTGGACTTGCAGCACCTGCTGCCCTAAGGAGTATAGACCTATGACAACATTAAATGAAATGATTGATGAGGTTGTTCTTAACCTTTCAGGTTATACTTTCCAACAGGACCGCTCTACCTACTTAAGAACTG